TTGAACTCAAAGCAAAGCAGCCTGAATAGTTTATGAACAATTAGACGTTTTTTTCAGAATCCCCATCACTTTCATTGGTTGGTTCATTCTGTCTGATGTGACTGTTCACAGTTGTCACGCTTGTCAGCCATTCAGTGAAGTCATTTAAAGCAGTGGGGTTATCATCCAACCAATCCATAAAATCATCAAATGTAAGTGTCAAGTCTTTATTGCTTGCTATGATGGTGGAGTAGAAGTAAATTAGAATTTCACTAATTCCCTTACCGCTGAATGATTCACCTGTGATTTTTTTCATAAATCATCAATGCTCTAAACGTGTATTTAAGTTTGATTTCTTTACCGTTGATTTTCATAATTTCCAAAGTTTAAGTGTGTTTATAAAATTAAAGGGGAGTTTGTTTGCTCCCCTTTTGTTTGCTCCCTGATTAGGGGTTCATTGGTTGTACTGGCCCAATGTCTTGGCCATATTTAACAACATTGCAGCCATTGACAGGAACACCAACAATTTCATTGTTATTTGCGTCTGTCCAAACTACTTGAATAGTGTCTGTAAATACCTGCCTGTTTCCAATGTTTACCTCAATGTTAACAGTGTTGTCATCCCACTGATAAACATTGTAATTTATGTCTTTGTTTGTAGTGACACTTAAATAAGTGTACCAATCAGTTGCAGACTTGTGTGCATCATCAGGCAAGCCCCTCTTATCTATTTCAAAATAATTGGTCAAAACAGTTGTGCCACCTTGCGTTGTTTGTGCTGCCCATTGTGGCAGAAGGCTTGAATATCTGAAACCGTTTTCAATGGGTTCAGAAAGATTGGTAATCTTGCCTGTTCCTGTGAATGTAACACTGAATGTTGCGTTCTCTGACGTGTTTGCATTTGCGGTTAATGACGTTATATAAGCCAACCCACTGTAAACAGAATCTGTGTCAGGTGTCCAACATTCATAATCACCATTAACAACTGTTTTGGTTGCGTCTGTCTGTGCTTTCAGACCCCAATAGAGCGCAACAGGTTCACGGTTCATCATCTTTTCAAATAGGTCATCAAAAGCAGAACTTGTGTAAAGGTTCTCACTTGTGATTTCCCAATTGATTTTATTGATGTCAGTACCGCCATAAATGCCGTGGTCTTTGGTGTTGATTTCAGAACTGTCAGCAGTAAGTGACAAACTGTGTTGGGTTGCATAAGCAATTGAATGTTTGTCACCGTCAAACACCATTAAATCATCACCCTTGATTATCTTGGTTGCCATAGTTCAATCAGTTATTAGTTGGTAGTGTTGATGCAGGTGCAATTTTCCCTGTGCCTGTCAAAGTAAGGCTGAAAGTTGCGTTTTCACCTGTGTTGGCATTTGCAGTAAGGCTTGTTATATATGCCTGCCCTGTGTAAAGACCTGTTAGACTTGGTGTCCAACATTCATAATCACCATTAACAACTGTTTTGGTTGCGTCTGTCTGTGCCTTGAATCCCCAATATACTGTGAGAGGCAGACGGCTCATCATTGTAGTGAATAGATTTTTGTAAGCAGTTGTAGTGTAAAGATTCTCTGATGTAATTTCCCAATTGATTTTGTTAATCTCTGTTCCGCCATAAATGCCGTGGTCTTTACTGTTCACCTCTGCACTGTCAGCGGTCAAAGATAGCGTGTGTTGTGTTGCATAAGCAATTGACTTGCCCCCTGCGTCAAATAACATAAGGTCATCACCTTTTATAATTGTGTTTGGCATATTGTATTGTTTTTACTTGTTATTAGTTTACTGTACATTCAAAAGTCAGCATTTGAACAAATGCGTTCTCTTGGAATGTTTCATCTATGCTTGTGAGTTTGCAGAATGATATTGTCATATCTTCATATAAATATCTCATTCCCTCTAAACTTCTCCTACATTCATTTGCAAGTTCCAAAGACTGTGAATAATTGTCTGAAACACAACTTACAGTAAAAGATACTTGGTCTTGGTGAAATCCATCTTTGCAGGAATCACTTGTTATATTGTTGCGCCAATAGACAATAAAGGGAAAAGTTGTAGTCTGCTCTGCGACAAGTGGGAACATCTTATTTGGTACTAACTTCTTTAATGTTGCGTTCTCTTTCAGTTGATTATAGACCCACTTGCCTATGTAAATTGAATTTGTCATATTTGTTGCAAAATTTGAAAGTCCTTTTATATTGTTATAGTGGTAAATATGTAAGCGGATTGAATTTCTGCAACAAGGTCATTTCTTACCGTGAAGCGTTGATTTTGTCAATTGCTTCATTGATGGCTGAAATCATATTACTTTCAAATGCTCCCTGATTGCTTTCTACCGCTCTTTTAAAGAACCACTTGCCTTGTATGCTTCCCCTGTTTGCGTGGGTCTTTCTTGTCTTTCTTATGTCTGTACCTTGTTCAAGGAACAAAAGTCTGTAAGCCCCACTTCCTTTATCACGTTTCTTTTTAATCTTGGCAAATGAATACACTGAACCATCTTGTTTGTCTACAAACACCCTGCTTGCTCTGACACCTTGAATCAGGGTATCATTGAACTTGGGATTGCGCTTGTTTACGTTATTGAATGAAGCCCTTAAATTGGCTTTTGCATCCTTGACAAGTTTGCGCATAACTTTTGACATTCCCCTTTTAAGTGTCTTTTCAACTTCCTTGGTTGTCAGTTCAGTGTTATATCTGTAGGCTTGTGCAACATTGCAAATAATATCATTCATTTATTAACTCACAGTTAATTATCAATTTCATTTCTTGTTTACTTGGTTCAATGTCAAGAATCCTGTAAAATCTGCCGTTCCACTTGATTCTGTCAAGTTCATCAATAATGATATAATGACGTAATTCAAACGTCTTTGAGTAATTAAAAACTACTTCATCATTTTCAATGTTCCTGTTTCCTGAATTGTGGATAAGTCTTGCCCTTGTTCTGTATCCAAGAATGTAGTCAGTTTCTTGTTGTCCAAATTCATTGATGACAGTTTGAGGATTCCAAACTTCTACCACTTCATTTAAAAGACCTGCACGCATCAGAAAACACCTCCATTCTTTTCTTTCTTACTGTAGTCTTTATAAAGGCTTAACAGATAATCATAGGCAAAAGGAATCTCATTTGCACCTGTGTAAGCAATACTTTCACGGTTGTTGTACAAATTACCAATGTATAACAAAATTGCCTGTGCAAGTGGGGTAGGTAACTCCCCACCTGCATTTGCAATTTCACTCAAACTTTGGTCAATATGTTTCTCAACAACTGCAAAAGCCACATCTTTCAGACCCATCAGATAATTGTCATCATCAGTAAAGTCAGAATCAATGTTAAGATGTTTCTTTATCAAGTCAAGCGTTATTTCCATATCTGACCAATTTTGTTAGTTGTTATCAGGCTTCTGCCGTTGCAGCAACAATGGTGTTAGGTCTTACGACCTTGGCATCAACATAGAAATTGACAGTAACCCTGACACAACCCTTGGTTGCTTGGCTGAATGGGTCGACCGTCAAGTCAATGCCACCCCACTGACCAATAACAAGATTGCTCCAATCACCATAAGCAACACCATATTCTGCACCAACATTAGAAGTGTTGTAGACAGGTGTGCCATCAATCTCACCGTGTTCCATCACAAGCTCAGTTGACTTGGTTGATTTAGCCATATTGCGCAAGTTAGCCTTTGCCTTGTTGCTGACAATATAGGCACAGTCGCCCATAACATTTGCATTGTCAACCCCTGCTTCAAGTTCACAAACACCCTCAAATGTGGTAAAGTTGGTAAGCAAACCACTAAACAGACCTGCGGGCTTGGTTGCCGTTCCCTCATCTGTGCCAAGAATAGTTGATTCAAGTTTGGTGTTGATAGCGTTAAGCAAATCATTCTTAATCATTGCTTCTGCGTCAAGTGAATCTTGTGCAAGGAACTGTTTGCTAATATCAACATAAGCAGTTAAACGCTTGGGTGTAAGTTTAACATTGTCAAAGCTAACATTTGCGTCGGCTGCTTCCTCTATTTCACCTGCCCAACCTACTTGACTTGGATTCATAATAGGAATTTGAACATCACCAACAAGACCGCTCATAAACTTTGCACCTGCCTTGACAAGTACGTTCTTTGCTCTTAATGGTTCAAGGATATTGGTAAAGGTAGTTTCAACCACGTCTTCACCCTCACTTGATACTGTAACCTCATTTGCACGCAATTCAGCGACAGGAATTTGAATCTGACCGCCATAGGAAAGACCTGCTTTTCTCATTTCCTCTGCACCTGCATTGATAACCGCTTGGGATGCGTTGTCCAACTGCTTGTTGTTACTAATGTCTCTAATTGATTTAATTAAGCTGAAATTCATACTTCTTTTATTTTTTGTGTTTGTTTTATCAGCACTTTCAGCAAACATTTCCTTTTCAATTTCCTCTAACTGCTGATTAAGTGCGTTTATCTGTTCTTTAATTTTACTTATTGTGTTAAGTTCATCTTCTGTTAGTTCTCTGATTTCAGATTTAGCCTTATTGATTATTTCAATGACTTCATCTTTCAGGGTTGCTTGCTTGTCTCTGATTTCAATCTTGTTCATAAACTTTTGATTTCTTCAATTAGTTTGTCAAGTTTACCGTCAATTTCATTTGATAACTCCTGAACCTCCTTGAACCGCTTACTGCAACTTGTCGCTTCATAAGCAGGGCAAAAGACAGGGCTGACATCATAAAGACGTTCTATTTTATAAATATCACGGTAAATGATTCCGTTCTCTTTTCTCCAACTTTGGGCTGACTTGTCATTATCATCAACTGTGAATGCAAATGATGATGCACTTAAATCACCCCTCTTTAGATATTCAAGTAATTCATCACCTGTTGCAGTGTTGGGTGCGTCAAACATATAGCGCAAACCCTTTTCATCAACTTCAAGCAACAAACTGCCATCACCATTCTTTGACCTTGCAAGCACTTTGTCATCATTGTGGTTTAACTTGGCAAACACATCAGACCGCTTAATTGTGTCTTCTGTGACTGCACCTTTGTGAATTACCTCAATAAATCCAAGGTCTTCACTTGGTGTGTCAAAACAAAGTGCATAGCCTATTACAGTTCTTGAATCATCAACCTGAAAGTCACTTTTTATTTGTCGTGTTTCCATATCAATCTTTGTAATAAAAAATAATGTTGTTTAAGAATTTGTTTAGTAAACTTTCATTAACATCATCATTTTCAAAAACAATGTGTCTATACTCTTTTATTTTATTTACTATACTGTCATAATTGATAACACCTTGTGGGGTTGTGTAATCTGTAAAGCCATTGTTTAGGAAATCTTCAAATTCTGTTGCAGATAAATTTATTTTATTGCCTTTAAAGCTTACAAACATTTTACCATCACTAAATAAATTTTTACCAAATTCAAACGTGTCTTGCGAGTTAAAATACCACGTCAAAGCCTCCCCACCATCAGTGTCTTGTTCATCAATTTCAAAGTCTTTGAATTGAATGTATTTCAAATTATTTATTACCTTGCTTTCTATGCTCCACCAATACTCTGTATCTTCAAATATCTCCATAGCAGGAACAGACCGCCAACCATATAAAGCACTATAGCTGTTGTTTACTGTTATTGTTCTCATATTATTCAAAATTAAAAGCTATAGTTACTTTTCTGTTGTCTATATCTTCTTTGACATCATCCCAAACAAGTGCCAAAGCATTACTGTACATACTTGGTGCAT